CTACACCCCATCAAATGAGGCTAAACGTTCTTTTTGCTCCCCCGTTAAGTTGAAAGCAAAGTCTTCATGCTCAATTTGCCATGTACCAAAGCTCATAAGGAAAGCAATAGCAGGGTCAATTTTGTTGGCTGATTTCTTTTTATTGGGCTTGATATTCGCGTTTGCGTCCGTTTCCATGACGACATTAGCCATCGCCCACGCAAGCACCGGATCGCCATTGTGACGAATGATTTTACGATTAACAAATACCTCGGCTGATTTCGCCACAGGGCTAAACTTCATGTAAGTTTGAGGGAATGGCTCAACATCTAACCCCGCACCTTGTAGCTGTGTCCTTAAATGGGTAGCGTTCCATGTATCAAATCCTGTCAATTTGATATTAAATTGTTGGCTGTCTCTAAGCACATCATCACGAATGCGATCATAATCAATACAATCGCCTGGTGTGGTTCGGAGCCAACCTGATTTAACCCATTGACGGTAAATCGCCCTGTTCTTATTGGCGGGGTTCTGTAACTGCGCTTCGGGGATATAGTGGCGAGTCAATAACAACAATTCATTATCGACAGGAAAGGTATAGCAGACACTGGTGATATCCCCCGTAGAGGATAGGTCCATTCCTGCATAACACGCTAAGCCTTTAAGGTCAGTTTCGGTATAGTCCATTTCACACGCTAACCATGCGCCCTCACCCATCCAAGGCGTTTCCCCCTGACACCAGATATTAAAACGCTTAGTTAACATTTCTGTCCATTGTGAGGGAATGCCTCGCGCCTTTTGTATCGTGTCATACAAAGCATCACCATCAACCGACACATTAAGATTGGGATTTGCCTTTATCCACAGCCTTTCATCGTCAATTTCTTTTTCGTCATCGAGTTCATAAATCAAAGCAAATAACGATTCATTTTGTTCTTCACCGGCGAGGATTTGACAACAATAATCATAATGTTGTTTACAGGCTGAAATGACATTGCTCCCTGACGTTGTGATCGCAAATAAAATACCCTCAGGACGGGCCCCCATCCCTAACTCAAGAGCAGAATAAACCGCATTATCCGGGTGTAAGTGATATTCATCAACAATGGCTAAACTGGGGTTGGTTCCCTCAATCGTGGCGGCTTTAGCGGCAAGAGGTTTCAATAAGCTATTACGTTTCGGATTAATGACTTTATGTTGCTGTATGGCCACCCGTTTTTTAAGCGGTTTAGATAGCACACACATTTGACGGGCATCATCAAAAACAATACGCGCCTGATCTCGGCTTACTGCAGCGGTATAAATATCCTGTTGCCCGTTTTCCATCACCAAGAACCAATTAGCCAGTATTGCCGCAACGGTAGATTTTGCATTTTTGCGGGGAACCTGAATATAAGCGCTACGGTATTTCCTTCTCCCTGTTGAGGTCATCTTGAAACCAAGGAGATTCGCAAAGGCAAATTGTTGCCACGGCTCAAGCTCTATCGGCTTACCTCGCAGATGCCCTTTGACATGAGGGCAAACTCGGGAGAACCCGATAAAACGCTCTACGATCTCATTATCAAAGGTGTAAAGCGGGTTATTTAAGTCATTATAGTAACGTTCAACGGCTTGCTTTAACCGCTGACAGGCGGGGATTTTGCCTGTTTTGATGTCGCTTGCGTACTGCTCCCATGCGTTCATAGGCGATCTAATTCGTCCTCTTCCTCGGTTTCAATTGGATTTTTACGACGAGAAACGGGATCGAACCCCAGTAAGGAAGACATTTTAATCATGATTTTTTCAGCATCAGCCTTGGCGCTCAATGAGGGATTACGGCTCTCACTGCCTTGACTATTGATAATACTAAACCCTCGATTATCTAAGTCTTCAACCGCTTTACGGTACATCGCATAATTGACGCAATACAATTCTAAATTGTTCCAATCAGCTAACGTCAGATCGTCACGTTCTGCCAATATTTTGGCTTTTGTTTTCCACTCTTTCGTCGCTATCTCATTAAGATAAACGGGGGGTTTAGGTGCTCTTGCCATAACTATTTCTATTTCCTAGTAAATTATTTTCAAAAAAATTACCGTGCGTAAAAATTCGAGGAGGGGGGCGGTTCCTGAGACGAGGCCGTTTGTCATTTTTGATACCCCTACCCTTTCTATATGTTTCTCTAACGATTTCTGAAACATTCCATTAGCTCCCTATCACGTTGAGTATTGCGCCCTGTAATGGGCTTTGTAGGCGTTTTTAATTGTCGTTGTCTATACGGTTCACTGTGCTTTAAGAGTCCTTTAACCAACTGATTTATTTCATTTTCACGCATTACGGTTATACTCATCTCGCCAATCATTATTCCGTGTTGCTTTTTCCTCTAACTCTCGATACTCCCCATTTTTACGCTTTTGCTTAGTGAGTGGATCATGCTTAAAGGTTTTGGTGTTATGACAACTGTGACATAACGCTTGATGGTTAAAATCCACCCAAAACAATACGTCACTATCACCGTTAATAGGAATAATGTGGTCAACAATGGTTGCAGGGGTGTATATCCCTTTATTGAGGCAATGCACACATAACGGATTTAACTTGAGATACTGTAAACGGTACTTGCCCCACTGATTGCTATAACCTCGTTCGGTTCGTGTCCCTCGCTGACTATCCTGTTGTCGTCTGGCTTCTTGTTTATGTTCTTCACACCGTCCAGACTTCACCCGCTTATTACAGCCTTGATAACTACAACGCTTTAGGGGTTGCCATGGCATCTAGTACACTCCCACATCTCGATAGGTTGACCACAGAGAATGAATAGTCAGCGGAACTTCTTTTAATCCATCACTGCCTACCATCTCTCGGTTCTCATAAAGCAAACTGATATACATTAAACAGCCCACCTTGATCGCAGGAGTGAACGACAATCCATCATCAAATCGTTTACCGATATGTTGTTGGCAAACTTCTAATGCGGCATCAATATAGATAGCTAATATGGCATCGTCATAATCATCATCAATACGGCAATGCAACTTCACTTCATCTAACGTGATTTCGGGCTTAGTCATTAAATACGCCTCCCTTACAAAGCAACTCTAACAGGCTATTTTTTGTATCAGGAATAACCGCCACAATGCCGAATTTATCGCCAACCGTATTTAGCTTGTGATAAACGACACGATGAGAGGTGGTGATATCCGCACGGTAACGTAACCAAATACGTATAGTTGCTTCACTCATTATCATCCCTGAAGCCATTAGCTCACGACCATTAATAGCCTTTACCTCTGCAGCAACAGCGGCAATATTTACCCATTCAGTAACAACTGATCCTGATGGAGTTCGCTTTTTTTCTGCTTTTTGAATTGTAATATGATGTCTTAAGCGTCCTGCTTTCATTCATCCACCTTGTCAGACTCTTTTTTAACTTCAACGGTCTGTTTCCATGCCTGACTAAATTCATCACCGCCTTCACGAGGAGGCAATCCCTCACGCTCACGGGCTTCATTCGGACACATGACCCCCGACTTAATCGCGGTTTCATAACTGCGAAAACGTTCAGTGGGATTAGCGCGGAGTAAATCTGCCGTATCAAATTCGACTTGATAGCGAATATTCGGTGTAGGTGAGGTCAGTAACAACGCTGATTTAATTTGTTGCTCAAAGTTGGCTAACCATGGGCGCATAGTGATAGTCAGTAAGGCACGACTTGCCTCACTAAAGTTGCTGTAAGTACTGTTGGAATATTCTTGTAAAAAGATAGGGCTAATGTTGAACATACGGGCAATATCTTCAATGGTAAAACGCCTTGAGGCTAACCACTCCGCATCTTGGTTACTCATGCCTAATTGTTCATATTCCATGCCCCCCTCAAGAATGGGGGTTTTCCCTGCATTACGAGCCCCTTTGTAGCGTTCTAGGGCTTCTAATGCCTTAGTTCCTTTGAGGCTATCGAGCCATTCACCCGATTTAATAATGCCAGATGCCATCATACCGTCTTTCATGATACTCGCGCCGTGTCGTTGTTGAGCTAATCCTAAGCCCAATGTTTCACGACAAATCGTGACGGGTGAGCGACCTAAAAAACCGTCATCGGTCGCATAACGTAAATGCAAGATTTCTTCTTGTAGATAGGTTTTCACCTTACCGCTATACGGTTCAGTCACGGTATAACTGTATCGGTGATCCCCAAGTCGATTAATCACTACCGCGCTAGGGGGATAAGGATGTATTGATTTAGGCTCCCCATCTTTGCCCCACGCAATCACCGCATAGGCGTTACCATTGAGCAAACAATGACGCATTAACGTGCGCTTAAATTGAAAAGCGGTCTGACAGTCATTCGGGTTTTCATTGAGAAGATAATCAACAGGATGATCACTTAACCACTCTCTTGATTCTCGCCCTTTATCATTGTATACCCGATACAGAAAACAGGGCATGGAGGCAATAGCTTCACTAATGACCGTCACCGCATTCATCACGGCAGGTAAGCCCTCCGCAGTTGACGAGCTAACGTGTTCCCCTGAATTTGTGTTAGATATCCCCGCCAGAGAAAGAAACTCATCAATACTTAAACTGCGGGATTCGGAGGCTTTACGTTTGAATGGCCACATTATTCCACCTCAACCAATTGTAACCAGCGGTCAAAATCTTTTACCGCTTGCGGTTTACTGAGTGTTAAGGAGCGTTTGGCAATTTCTACGCCGCTATCAGGATAAGCGGGTAAACTGGTGATGGTGATTTCATGGAGTTCGGCTTCTAATACGGTTCTGACATACGGCTCTTGACCAATATCCCACTGATCTTTAATCGCTCGGAAACCAAAACTCATACCGTCAATATCACCTCGTTCAACCAAGGTGAGAACATCACGCCCTAGTTGCGTATCAGGCGGAGTGAGTTCAAAACGTAACCCTGTTTCATCTTCGGTAAGTTGTAATGTGCCAGAAGTCGTGCGCCCCAATAAGTTAGTGTAATCATGTTCATAAAGCGCCCTAACATCGACACCACTTGATAAGCTGTTACTAAACGCATTTTGGGCAAATTGTTCGACAAATTCATCCCAAAGTACATGAGAGCGTAAGCCCCATTTAATGACATAACCCACCAGCTTTTTATCACTGGCAGAAAGTGTTGCAGTACGGATTTCTAACTCGGTATTTTTCATAGCCTATTCCTGACAAAAAAGAGCGCTCCTGAGATCACAGGAACGCCCCTTGAGTTATTTACCCGCGACTTTAACTTCCAACACTTTAATGGCGTTAGAATCCACCAGCCCACCGCCTAAATATTTATCGGTGTGAACTTTGATAAAGCCGGGTTCAGTAATGTTGTCAGGGCGAGTACGTGTACCCGTTTCATGATCCACAATGAAGTAACCGCGTTTAAAGTCACCTAATGCAATCACATCATCAGCCATGTTTTCGAGATAATGAACCGGTAAGCCTAATAAGGTATCAGGATCGCCAGACTGTAAACGGTCACGCCAGATATAATCCCCATTGCCATTTTTCAGCTTCTGTACTTTAGCAGCAGTATTGGAATTCATCACCCAAACGGCATTTTTGCGATATTTCGCACGCAATTTAAATTTCAGGTCAATCAGGCTATCGGCTTCAATGCTGGCAACGTCAAGTTTTTCCAATGTACCGAACGCGCGCGCTTTATCGGCTTTGGCTTCACGAGGATAAGCTAAGAATCCTTTTGCTTTTTTCGTACCATCACCCGTCACAAGATCGGTTTCTTCGGTATCAACAAACGTGTCGCCAATTTCAGTGGTTAACCAGCTAAGAATATCCACATCACTAAAATCAATAATTTCTTGCGTAGTTTTGGGGTAAGCGTAGATAGGGAATAATTTGATACTGACTTCTTCTAATTTCGGTGTGCCAGTTTCGGTGCGGGCTTGACCTTCTTCACCGTGATTGACCTTTGCCCCACCCACAGAAACCAGTTGTTTATATTCGTTGCTGTGAGTCGTTTTGATGGTACAAATTTTACGCATCACCGAATCATCGGTTAATTGCTGCATAATTTGTTTATTCAGTTCAGGAATAACGGTATAGCCACCGTCAGCCGGAACCCCTGTCGATAAAGTGCGGGTTTCCCCTGTCAGGATATAATGACGTAATTCATCATTACTGACGGCTTTATCACCTAATACGTGCTTACCTGTTTGACTGCGTTCTTCCTCTGCAATCGCTTCATAACGGGCAATTTCAGTATTCAGAGATTCCGACTGACTACGCAATTCATCAAAGTTTTTCGCTTCATCTTCGGTGAGTGAGCGTTTTTCAGTTTCAGCTTTAGTGAGCAGTGAACGCATTTGCTCAGTGAGGGTTGCCTTTTGTTGGCGCAATTCGAGTAGTTTTTTCATGAAGTGGTTTCCGTAAACAATAAAATGTTAAGACGTGAAACCAGCTCGGAAATAGGGGTGACCGTTTAACTGGAGATGCCTGTCTGATGAGCTATAATTAAACGGTCAGGTGGCGGCTCACGTCTGAGTGCCACTTATTAATATATATCTGAAAAATAAAATAAAAAGTTACAATTTTATTTCTGATAGCTTACGAAAACATGGTTACTAAACATTTACATTTCTTTTAATAGCCATATTTTAATTCTTAAACTAACTATTAAGACTAAAAGAGGTTCCATGTCAGAACATAACATTTTATCTGCCCTATTCATTCAACAAAGAATTCAGGTCCTTCACCTTGGTGTACATCATGATGCCTATCCTAACGCTTACATATACGCATGGGAGTCCGGAGTGTACCCATTTCTAAGTGATTCCGATGGAAGTATTCCAAACCGTCCCCACGAGCCTTACCCTGATTTTTTCCAAATATCAAAAGAGAAAGGAGAGTTTCTGGTAAAAAGATTAGATGATGCATGGTTGGCTAAGGAAAAAATAACATTCTATGGGCTTGAGGATGAGCTAAATGTTCGCATAGGTTCTTCGGAGTGGTGCCGTACTGATCTCTTGCATTTATGCCGATATTTTTATCTAGAAAACCTCTTTGATAAGAACTTTTGGAAAATCCTAACAGCTAACGGGGATTGCCCTACAGAAGCTCATAGCATAATGGCTACATTTGATAAAGATATGGATATTTATTTTATATGAAACAATTGGTCTGCTAAATGCAGACCTTGTTATTATTTATCGCTTAACCATTTTTCAGTATTCGGAATTTTAGCTCGTATCTTATGTAGCTGTTCAATAATCACATCTATTTGCTCTACATTTTTTGCAATAACCTGGTTAGTTAATGTATGAATTAAAAAACCATGAGGATCTTCATAAAAATAAGCTTCCCTTTTCACAATATCGCGATAATCACTTGTATGTAATAATTCAATACTGTCTGGTATCCCATGTTCTAAATTAAATTGCTCAAACTCTTCTCGCGTAATCGGCATATCTCCTCCTAATTTAAATACAATATTACCTGCCAAAAGAAGCCTTTTTAAAACCTATTTGCCTATTTTAACAGCACTTAAACTAAAAATATAAAAGGTGCACAGGGTGAACAGTTGGTGAACAGTTGAGAAGTAACTATGCACCCTATTTTTATATTATAAATCAATTAAATATAAAGATTGGTGAACAGGGTGCACAGTTGAACATAAAACTTTATAACTAGGGGGGACTAACTTTTTCTTAATTCAGGTACTGCAGGAAGCCACTCGTTAGCTTCATCAGTTAAATCAACGTTATAGTAATAACCCCGTTTCGTTTTAAACTTTCGATAATCCTTTTTATACTCTTGCATCACCTTAGGTAATGAGTCCCCAAACTTGGTTAATGTTAACGGTCTATCAAACCCGTAGGCTTCCATAAATGATAAATAAGCATGGTAGAGATAGATCCTCGGCGCACGAGGATAAATATTCTTATTCCCCATCTTCATCCCTAACTCTTCGCCCAATGAAACCAAATAAGCACAAAAGCTATACAATGGATCTGAGTTACTTTTGACGGCTAAAGCTTCGCCTGAATCTCTCTGTTCTTGCAGTAATAATTTAGCCTTATCTTGGCAGGTAAATAATTTCAATAAATGGCGAATAATAACGGGTAACTCTTTGCTTATCTTCTCAGGTAACAAGGGATCTTTATCACTCTCTTTAACGGGAGTATTAAAAGAGAAAATAACCCGTCTACGTGCTATCCCTCCGTTACGTTCAGTAAAGCTCATTGGTTCATTATTCGTCGCTAAAACAACCGCTTTAATAATAGTTGAGAATTGTTTCTCATACTTACCGTCAACCTCGATTAAATCACCGCCTGTAATGGCTTTAATGCCCGCCCCCTCTCCAACGTATTTTACTTGGTCAGGTAAGGTAATAAGACTTTTACCTACAAATTGATAACGTCCTCTCGCCTCATCTAACGCTTTCATATTGCCACTGGCGGTATTGTGTGCTCCTGCAAGTAAAGTCGCGATAGAGGTGAAAACACTTTTGCCACTCCCTCCCTCGCCCGTCACTTCAATAAATAATTGCCAATCATACCGATTAGCTAAAATCATAAATAAGCCCGCATTAATACGGTTCATCTTTTCTTCATCGTTGCCAGCCGAATGAGATAACCACTTATAAAAACTAGGGGCATGTTGTTTTAAATTCTCATTAGATTCAGGCTCAGTGAATACGATCCCATTATGATTAAGTAACCAGTTTTCGGGTGCATGAGGCTTAAATTGTTGAGTCGATAAATCATACACGCCATTACTAAAACCAATTAACTCTCGCTTTTGCTCACCCAAAACTGGAATTTGTAATTTCAACGCACCAATCGCATTTTTAACCCCCGTTGGGCTATAAGGTGTTTCATATTCATCAAAGATCGCTACCATTGCCCGTTGTAAATCACTATCAGATACTTTGTTCCACACCCCATCAATGTAGTGATAGACCATCTCACTATCAGGAACAATAGCGAGTTTTCCGTAACGTTCTGCGAGTAATGCGCCTCGTTGACTGGCCGCCATTTGTGAGAGATTGGTATTCGCCCCTTTTTTATCCGCATGAATAACGGTTACTGTGGCTAAATTATCCATTTGGTACATTCCCTCATTAAATGCCTGCTTTGCTTTCTCAATCCCAAATTGCTGACGGTAATCATCCCAATCGGCTTTATCTTCTGTGGGCGGTAAAGTTACCCAACCATTAACCGTTTTAGCGGCTTTTTCTGCTGAAATTTTACCCACATTCGGCTGACCGATCTTAATATCATTATCTGCTGCTATAATTATCTTTGCCTTGGGATAATGCTTTCTAGCCCATTCAGTGACGGGTAATAAATTACCCTCATCAATCGCAGCCAACACCAAACCACTATGCAGTTGACTCGCTGTTAAGGCGGTGGCGTACCCCTCGGCAATCAATACTGTCTCAGCCGTTTCTGGTAATTCAGATAAGGGCATAAAACTGCCCTTTTTCTTTGTCCCTGATATCAGACGCTTTTCACCGTTAGGCTTGATAATTTGCGCCCCTGTGACCTCATTACCACGCTGAATAATTAACAACATCGAACCATCAGCGAGTATTTTTACGGGGCAATCGTGCCCCTTTTGAGTCAGGTACGCTGATTTGCCTACCGTCGTTTGAGCCACCAGCCTTTGTACCTTTTCTGTTATAGGTTGAGACTCTGATTTCGGAGCCTCCTTCCTGGCTGGTTCAGGTAAAGGCAATGACAAAGCTCGTGAGACTTCTTTAGCTGCCTCATAAATAGAGATACCTTTTACTTTGGCAATTAAATCTAATCCATCACCGTGATTAGGCTCATCACATTGGCGACAAAACCAATTGCCGTTATGGTGATCATCAATAAAGTGAAAACGGTCAGTTCCCCCACAGACAGGACAGGCACCATGTTTTCCCCGTTCCGGTACATCAACACCACAGGCAGGCAGGATACCGCTCCAGTGATTTACTGCATTACGCTTTACTTCACGGATCAGCTCAATATTAGTCATTGCCTACCTCCGTATAAGGAAACCCCTCACGTTGATAGATTTTAAATTCCGCTTCACGCTCATTAAAACGCATCGCATCAATCAAACGAGGTAAATACATCAATGACTCACCGATACGCCGTAAATCATTTTTAGCTTGGCTTTCATGGTAATCTTTATTTGCACAAGCCCAAAAAGCACACTCTCCCATGACTCGTAATGTCGATAGCAACCCGTCACAAGTATCAGAGGAAACACTTCTAAATTTTCGTAGTTCTGCTGTGCTCATGGAGTCCAAATCAGCCTTTACAAGGTAGTCATAGATATCAGACATTGTTTTCACTCCCCACCGCATGACTTAAAGCATCACGAACATTTTTTGTATAATCGAGTGAAATGCTAATCATGTTAGCAACATCTTGATTATCCTCAGCTTCGAGCCATATCGTTAAGAGAGACTCTAACTTGCAAATATCCATAATCGGGCTATCGAGTAATAATGCTAATTCATTGTTTTTCATGCTGATACCCCGTTGTTATCACGTAATGATTGGCTAATTTGTTGGTTTAAATCACAAGCAATTGAAATCAAGTCTAATAACTCTTGAGAGCATTCATCCGATACTTTTTCAAGAATGACGCTATATAGAGAGCTGGCTAAACCTGCTTTATATTTTGCTGTATCAATACAAATGGTATTAAGCATGACCTCCCTCCTGACGAATACGAGCAGAAAAGAGACAAGGTGAGTCGGGAAGTAAAGAACGAGCTTCTTTCTCGTTGCAGGCTTCAACGGAAAAATATTTAGATTGCTGGCATGAGAAGAAACGCCATTTAAATTTAGGGTGAGTTTGGGTAGACTTATACATAGCCATATCGTAAGACTCCTTTACGTTGTGGTTAAACGCCTCGACAGTGTTGGTAGCACTTCGGGGCGTTGTTAATTTATCTTGCACTAAATAATAATGGTAGTTACCATACGGAAATCCATTATAACTACGGTAGTTACCAATGCAAGAGAAAAAAGAAAAAAAATCATTCGATAGATCTGGCAGTACAATGAAACACATTCGCTTTGAGGATGAGCTGTTAGAACAAATAAATGCTGCGGCTGGAAAAGGTAATTTCAGTTCATGGGTTAAAGAGGCCTGCCGTGACAAATTAAAAAAAACAACTGAGTGAACATCATTCACTAGGTTCAAATCCCACCCTCCAATGGAGGATTGGCAATATTTAACCAACCCGATATAATCGGGTAGCCCAATATTATTGGGTAGCCTTGTAACTTGCTCCAGTGAATGACGTTGAATTAAGACAGCCTGCACGCTGTCTTTTTTCTTTTGTGCGTAACTGTTAGTTACTCGTAAATCTTGCCAATGAGGATAATCCGCCTCTTTAGAAAGGTGAGATAAATCACCTTTAGCAAATGGTGTAAATTCCCCACGTTTTGAATGTTTACCCTTATCCCATTCACCATTGGTGGCTAGGATTGCTTGATTGGCGTAAATTTTCGCTGATTGGCTTACTAAGTTTTTAGTAAGTGACCGATTAGCCCAAATTGAGTTATTGCCTGCCAGTAGGGAATCATTCACTTGGTAGGAAATAGCCTTTGTTGAATATAGGGTATTCGTCATATTAGCCACCAATCCGCACTGTAGGACTCATTAAGCTAGCGAACTGCTCAATGCGTTTACTGACTTCGCGCAATGCCTGAGTAGCCGATAAACCCGAATTAATAGCATCCTGAAACGCTGCCTGTTCGATTTTCTGCATACAGACTAATAAACCTAATTGTTGCTCGTCTGCGCTGGCACGTTCGCCAGTGAGTAAGCCTGTTAATCGGTTCTCTGTACGGGCTAGGTTGATGTAATGATATTTCTCTGCTCCTAAGTCTCTGAGTGCGTCGCGTGACTCATGGTAATGTGGCAAATATTCTCGGCGAATAGGTTCAGCAGCACGTTTCTTACTAAATGCTTTGGTTACATCCAACTTGAATTGCGTCATCTGTTCATGATTGCGACCACGAACAATCCGACACATAAAATCAAATTGGTTTTCATTGAGTAAGGCGTATTTATGTTCACGCGAACCCAATTGTTCAGTATTTAATCGCTCCGTTTGAAACGGAAGGGTTCCAAATTGACGCAAATTCTTTGCATTCTTTTTTACTAGCTCAAAAAGGTTCTTATGTTTAATTCCAATTCGTGTAGCAAACAAACGACTATCTATTCTTGGTTCTGTTCTATGCTGAACTAAAATATGCTCTTGACTGATTTTAGGGTGAGCGAATCCATCAGCAATTAAGCTGTTTTTTTCCAATTTCATATATTTCTTCTCTTTTATTTAATTAATTAGAGCTATCGCGACAACATATTTAGCTTGAACTATTTTGTATGCAAACGAACGCAAATTCGTATTTTATTAATTGAGTGTAATTAACAATTAATTGTGCTAGTTCGATTTACGGCTATATGGGTTATTAATATTTTCCACGGCAGGCGGGTTATGAACCCATAGCAATAAATCACTTAATAGCCATGCACAAGAATTACGCCCTAATGCTTTACGCGCAGGGAAACGCCCTTCTTTTTCTAGTATGTAAGCTGTTGTGCGTGAAATAGATGTGATGCGTTGACGTTCTTTCTCGCGAATGAGGCGATCATACTGTTCTCCATACTCGGCAAGAATAGAACGGCGTAATTCTGGTGTTGGCGAGATAAACCGAGCCATTAAACCACCTCCATAGCGCGTGATTTAGTAATCTTGCTTAATACCCATCTATCTATTTCTGATTCAACAAAAGCGATAGAACGAGAACCGATCTTGACTGGTTTTGGAAATTCATTTCTCGAAATAAGTACATAGATCCAAGCTTTACCATAGCCAGTGCGGCGCATAACTTCGGGTAAACGAATGAGGTTTTCTTGTAATGGTATTACTATTGGCATGTTGCCCCCTGCTATCTGATTAATGATACGCCTTAGTAGACGCTCTTAGATTTCAGGAGAGAATATACTTCGTTGAATTAGAGGTTTTCGTAATATGACAAATTTAGTTCGTAATATTACAAATCAATATTTTTAAGCCAACCAGAAACAGCATTGCCACTAGGTAACGGAAGATCTAATGAATCAAAATCTTTTCTAATCACTCCCCTTGGGTTTTCAATATGAGATCGTGGGTTATCTGCAATATCTTTCCCATATTTAACACAGGTTAATCCATATATATATTGAGCCATCGAATTGATGGTCTTAGGTGACTCTTTTTTATCTATTTTACAAATATTCTTATTTGTTAGTTTTAAAATATTAGATTTTTTAATTACAGGTAATGCACCACTCGGTACGCTTGTACAAGGCAAAAGTTGATGAGCATAGTCACCATTATTAACCAAGTTGAGAAGATGGGTTAATTTGGCTATATGTTTATCAACTAAAGGATTCAAACGATCTGCATGAGCCAATTTCATAGCTTCTATTATTTTTAGAGACTCTCCAATATCAACTGGGGATAATACCTGATATAGGTCATTTCCTTTAATTAACACAATCCCTCTTACACCATATAAACTTCTCAATGGCTCATTAAGCCCAACACTTTGGCTATAAAGGCATTCATTGAAGTGTTTAATTACACCACAAAATAAAACATCCCACAGTCCTTCAATTCTAATAATCTCATTATTTATAGGCATTGCATGTTGAATTAAGGTATCAGGCATTACTGCATCACTATTCAGCATTTCTAAATTAGCTTTTATTAAAGCATCAGGATCTTCTAACGCAACTGATAAAGGTACAGTTTTTAATGTTACCTTTCTCGCTGGAGTGGGTGTTTGAAAAAAAATAGATTGCAGAATTACTTTATCAGCAACAAGTCTAGCTATATCACCAATAGATACTTGTATTTCTTGGTTCGCTTCCAAAAAATTTACTATTTCTTGATAACTCAGCCATTCACGATACGTTGATATATCCACACTCATTTCCGTGAGTTTCCTTGTGGTCTATTAAGATATATTAAAATCCATTTTAAAGCTAAATATGTAATATACAATACTATTAGTCTGTACATTCAAGTGAACAACCTGTGAATAAATATAATTTTAAATTAAATTACAATGAATTATATAAAAAAAAACCAGCTATTTATCGCTGGCTGTTTGTTCTATAAAGTATCAGGTTATATTAGAACTGTTTAAATTTACCATAAACAATATTATTCTCATTTTCTAAAGCATCCATATAATCAGCATACCATTGAAGCATTTCTCTACGTCCATCGATATATTGAGCATGGTTATATGTTCCACGAATGGAGTTTTTATCAATATGAGCTAGTTGTGCTTCAATCCATGCAGTATTAAATCCTTGTTCATGAAGAATTGTACTCATCGTATGTCTAAAACCATGTCCCGTTAACCTACCTTTATATCCCAACAACTCAATAACCTGATTTACACTCTCTTTGCTGATAGGTTTGTTATGATCGTTCCTACCAATAAATACCAGTGGATAAATTCCGCTAATTGGTTGTAAGGACTTAAAAAGCTCAATACATTGAGAAGAAAGAGGTACAACATGTGGACGTTTCATTTTCATCACTTCTGCGGGGATTTCCCATATCCCATTAACTAAATCAAGATCTTCCCATTTAGCAAACCTAAGTTCTTGAGTTCTTACCGCTGTTAGCATCAATATTCTCGTAGCTGTTTTAGTAATAAAGCTACCAGTGTAACCAGATAAATCCCGTAAGAAATAAGGTAATTCTTTAGCACTTAAAAAAGGAAAATGTTTTTTCTTTGGTGGGGTAAGCACACTTGCTAGGTCAGGTGCAGGATTGTATTTTGCTCGTCCAGTAACTATTGCAAACTTAAATACTTCCCCACATCTCTGACGAACTTTACGCATTTTTTCTAAAGCTCCCCGTGCTTCTATCTTCTTAAGTACATCGAGTAATTCTAACGGGGCTATTTCTGCAATTTCTTTATCGCCAATGAATGGAAAAATATCTTTTTCAAACGTATCTATAATTTCATCTCGATACTTTAATGACCATCTATCAGACTTTGTTTTATGCCATTCTCGCGCTACAACCTCAAATGAATGAGTTACTTTTCTTTCTATCTGTTCTTTCTTTTCCTTTCTTTCATCACTAGGATTAATACCATCCAAAAGTAGTTTTCTAGCAACTTCACGTTTTTCTCTTGCCATTAATAAAGTTACTTCTGGGTATACACCAAAAGAGAGCATTTTAGCTTTTCCCTCAAAACGATAACGAAAACGCCAACCTTTAGAACCATTAGGCTCTATCAGAATTGATAGCCCTTTTCCGTCAGCAAGAGAGTATGCCTTATCCTTAGGTTTCGCTTTCTTGATTACCATATCTGTTAGCTTCAT